ACTCCTGTAGCACCAGTAGGTCCTGTGGTTCCTGTAGCACCAGTAGGACCAGTAGGACCAGTATTACCAGTAGCACCTGTATTTGTTGCTAAACCGGGTAAACCTGTTGGTCCAGTATTACCTGTAGGACCCGTATTTCCAGTAGCACCTGTCTTTTCTGCTGAACCGGGTAAACCCGTTGGACCAATATTACCTGTAGGTCCTGTATTACCAGTAGCGCCTGTATTTGTTGCTAAACCGGGCACGCCCGTTGGTCCCGTATTACCTGTCACACCCGTAGAACCCGTAGCACCAGTAGGTCCAGTATTACCAGAAGGTCCAGTATTTCCTGTATTACCAGAAGGTCCAGTATTTCCTGTATTTCCCGTATCACCTTTATCTCCGTTTCTTCCTGTAGGTCCAGTATTACCTGTAGGTCCCGTATTACCAGTAGGTCCCGTATTACCAGTAGGTCCAGTATTTCCTGTTACTCCTGTAGCACCTGTATTTCCTGTAGGTCCAGTATTTCCTGTAGCACCTGTTACTCCTGTAGCACCAGTAGGTCCTGTGGTTCCTGTAGCACCAGTAGGACCAGTAGGACCAGTATTACCAGTAGCACCTGTATTTGTTGCTAAACCGGGTAAACCTGTTGGTCCAGTATTACCTGTAGATCCCGTATTTCCAGTAGCACCTGTATTTGTTGCTAATCCGGGTAAACCTGTTGGTCCAGTATTACCTGTAGGACCCGTATTTCCAGTAGCACCTGTATTTGTTGCTAAACCGGGCACGCCCGTTGGTCCCGTATTACCTGTTACACCCGTAGAACCCGTAGCACCAGTAGGTCCAGTATTACCAGAAGGTCCAGTATTTCCTGTATTACCCGAAGGTCCAGTATTTCCTGTATTACCAGAAGGTCCAGTATTTCCTGTATTACCAGAAGGTCCAGTATTACCAGTAGCGCCTGTATTTACTGTTGAACCTGGTAAACCCGTTGGTCCAGTATAACCAGTATTACCAGTATTACCAGTAGCACCTGTATTTGTTGCTGTTCCGGGTAAACCTGTAGGACCTGTGTTACCCGTAGACCCAGGTCCGATAACATCTACTGCTATATCAACAGCTTGATCAGTAAGGTTAATATCTGTTTCTAACTGTGCATTTGCCACATTTTGTGCTAATACTGTAGCTATACGAAAAGCATCCGCCTGACTAATATTGGATGATGCTGTCGCTGACCCACTACTTGTTACTAAAAATCCGTAAGAATTTAGTCCACTCGCCTTGGCTGTTGCACCAGCACTAAACATTATATATACATATAATATTATAAATTTTGTAAAATACAATTATATTTAAAACAAAAGACGTCTATTATTTATATCCGCATTTTTGTAATATAAACCAGCACTAACACATAAAAATAATGGCATAGAACTTTCACTAAATTTTATTAAACTATCTTATGTATTATATAAAAAAATGATTATATTATATTTGTATTGAATTACCTCTTCAAAGCAATAAGTTGTTGTAAGAGATTATTATTATGTGCTTTAATAAACTGTTGTATTTTAGTATCTATAAAGTCGTCATAATCGGTCGCATCTTGTCCCGACAAATCACATTTAAATTGTGGTCGGTTCATAATGGTATAAAACTCTTTATGGCTTAGGTAAGTTATTAGTTGGTTGGCAGTCATTTTTTTTTCAGTCATTCTTTGTTCAGTCATTCTTTGTTCAGTCATTATATTTTATGTATGATATATATTTCACGCTAATAAAAAAAATCAATTTTTTATTTTATTTTTTATTTAATTACGTAGTATCTATTCTGTAACACTCATGTTTGAGTTAAACAATTTATTCATATTAATTATTTCGGGCTTTTCGGTTTCATTTGTAAATAATTTATTGATTTGCGAATCATCCCTAAAACGAATCGTATAATTTTGCTGAATATTATTTCTACCAATTCTGCCCATGGCTTGTATGATTTTTTCCTGCGTCAAGTTGAGGTCCTTACTTAGATAACCATGACAAAACTGATAATTAGTCCCATAAATATAATCACTTGACGCAATAATCATGTAGAGTTTCTGTTCATCTGCTAGTTGTTTCATTATTTCAGTATATTTTATGTTTTCGTGATTAATAAACACACCAATTCCCATCATCAACAGGACTTTCCATAAATTATTAACACCATTTAACAACATAATATCATTCACCGTTTTATCGTCAATATCGCTCGTGAATGACTTTTCAGTATTCATATTTTCCGCCCATTTTTGAAGATGATTTTGTTTATTAGGAACAAACACATCATTCAATACCACACTTTTTATCAGTGTTCTTAATGAGTTCATTTCATGGGTAAGGAGTGAAATATCGCCGCTGGATTTCGCAATATTTTCATCTAGCGGTTCTCGATTGATTTTTTTTATATCTTTTGATGATTTATTTCTTCCACTAACTGTTATCCCAGCATGTGACGTTGATACGGAGTTTTTAACACATTGTTCAGATTGGTCTTTAATATAATCTAATCTGGTTTCTAATGTGGCGATTTGTTCGTTTAAAACATTATTGTAATCGATTTTTTTCATAATGTCTTCCATAACAACCGCCGGAATATTTGCCTGTTGCACACAAAACTTTGCGATTTTTTCAATTTCATTTGTAATATAAATAGTGGGTCCATCCGTCAAAGAATAGGCATCTTTGGTTGTAATATATACTCCTGCTGCACCATTGTGTGACGGAATAGGCGGTGGGAGTTGTTCACTTATTATTCGCGTCAACGGTTTGCCTTGATTTGTCTCCATAATAACACCTGGACCAATACTTCTCGCCTTGTTGATTTTATGCCCCAAAGCATCAACTGTATTGTTTACTTGTAATTTAAGGGTTCTAGTTATTTTAAAGTGCTCGTAAATAATACTCCATGTACTTTGTAAAATATTTTGTAACATCTTAATATAATACACCTTGATATTTGTCATATTAACTTCGTTCAAACTATCGAAGTGCCTCGTCAATTGCATCTTTGTAGTAGTGGTAAAATTACTTTGATTTACGAAAGTAATGAAATCTGCAACCGCTTTTAAATCGAAATATCTTAGTAGGGTCAAATTGTTTTCACAGTGTTTTGCGATTTCTACAATTTTACCATATTCTGACGACAAGTAATGCGGCACTACTACATACCCATCTTTGTTAACTATCGGAATCGATTTTTTGCAATCGTGACTTACTATGCTATGAACAGTCGCATCTGGAAATTTACTTTGAAAATCAGATATGGTTTCAGTCAATTCATAAATCTTCGGCAGTGTAGCCGACGATAAAACCATATTGGGTATCACATTTTCACTCCAATTTTTCTTAATAATAGAATGGAACTCGTGATTTGCATAATCAAGTGTAATGGTTGGCTCATCCCAATAAACCATTAGATTATCATAACGGTAATTGCCGCAGTCGTCCTTATTGAACTCCCGTATATAATACATTGCCGGCAAATAAGATTTTATGTCACATATAATGATTTCAACATCGTCGCCTACGCTATTGTCCACCTTACCAATTCCACCGGTGCGTTTATTTTTAGTAAACTCCTTTGCGGCGAAATAGTGTAAACGGATATCATCGGCACTATCACACCCAAATGCAAATGCGATTTTTTTACCAATACTAATTGCCGCTCTCGCAAGTGCTAATCCAACGTGTCTTGCAGCACATACAAATACAATTTTATATGTCTCTGATAGCGCAAGTGGGGTCAACGTTTTACCAGTTCCTGTTGGAGCCATGTATAAAATGAGTTTTGGCTTCAAATTATTTTTACAGATGCTAAACATCTCTTTTTGGTGTTCGTAAAGTGACAAATCTTCGTACTTTATAAGTGTATCATTTTTCTCGATATATTCATCAGCGTGTTCGATAATATTCGCTACATCAACATCATTATGAAACAAATCAAGGATGTTATTACATATGGACAATACATGCTTATTAACGCGCACAACATTGTTGCGAGTCAGTTTATAAAGCGTGTAATAGTAGTACATCGAAGACTGAGAAACTGCACTATTTCGCTTGGTAGGCGATTTTGTAATCTCCTTCAGTTTGTAATGCGCAAACTTTTCAGCATAAGTGATTAACAAATACTCGTAAAGGTTCTGTTTTTTGAGGGTTTTTTCATCATTTCTTTCCAATCTTATTTTATCAGCGGAATTAATTTTTATATTGCTGTTTACATTGACTGACACAAATGACGAGTCTATATATTTTATAGATTCTTGTAATTTAACGCACCGTTCCGCTAGATAATTATTGTATAAGTAATCTTCCATTTTTTCAGAAAATTCTATTTTTAGATAGGTAAAGACGGAAGTAGTATGATTTTGTTTTATATTAACGTCGTTAAATCCTGCGACAATCATATTTAATACATTTTGTTCATCAGTCGAAACCGGAACCTCTATTGACGACCATTCAGACTTGTTGAGTTTACGCTGATTTAAATCCATTGTTGGTATGTAGATGCTTTTATTGTTTATGTAGTATTCAAGTGTATTAATTTAAATTCATTTTTTTTTAAAATTGAAACAAATAATAATTATAAACAATATTAATACAATAAAACACTTAATCATTGTAATGGCAAACATTATTTCAATTGAAGGTAACATTGGATCAGGTAAGTCTACGTTACTTGCGAATTTAGAAAAAGCATTCACAAATAATAAAAAGATTGTGTTTTTGAAAGAACCTGTAGATGATTGGGCATCAATTACAGATGAAAATGGTACCCCCATGTTGAAATTGTTTTACGCAGATACCAAGACGCATGCGTTCGCTTTTCAAATGATGGCATATATTTCGCGTCTATCTGTTATGATGGCAGCAGTAAAAAATAACCCCGGAGCCACAATTATCACTGAACGATGCTTGCACACGGACAACCAGGTATTTGCCAAAATGTTATTTGATTCGGGTAACATAAGGATTGAGAATTATAAAATATATCTCAAATGGTTTGATACATTTGTTACAGAATTCCCGATTCGTAAGGTTATATATGTAAATACATCCCCTGAAATATGCTATGACCGTATCCAAAAACGTTCGCGTGATGGTGAAACGCCAATTACGCTTGAATACTTAACAACATGTCATAAATATCACGAAGACATGTTAGATAAAACACACACAGAATGTGTTTGTTTAGACCAACTTGTTTTAAATGGTGACGTGGATATATATGAGAATTCGTTAGAATTAACAAATTGGATTGAACAGGTTAACACATTTATTCAGTCTGCTCAAATAAACACATGTAATATAAACTAATTATACAACATAAATTATACAATATCAATTATACAATATCAATTATACAATATCAATTATACAATATCAATTATACCATAATCTTATATTTTTTCTATTTAGAATTTTATATATATATATATATATTGTTTACAACTATGAAACTATTACATTCTAATATCATAAATGCGGCGTTTCAATATGTGATTAACACGAGTAAAAAACACAATATTGATGAATCACATGCACTTAAACATAGTATGGACGTATTTCATTATGCGAATAAAATAGTTCATGCGGAATTTCCCAACAATCGGTTTTTGGAACAGCAGACGGATATTATATCAGTATCAGCAATACTACATGATATGTGTGATAAAAAATATGTAAATGAAAATAATGGTATTATTGAAATGGATAATTTTATGAAGAATTATATGAATTCACACCAACGCGAAATGGTGACAAATATAGTGTCTACCATGTCATATTCTACTGTTAAATCTAAGGGATATCCTGATTTTGGAGCATATCAATTAGCATATCATATTGTGAGAGAAGCCGACTTGTTAACCGCTTATGACATAGATAGATGTATTATATATGGTATGATGAAGGAAAACCTATCTTATACAAACGCACTACAACGCGCAGTTGAGTTATTTGAAAATAGAGTATTAAAATATCGCACAGACAATTTGTTTATTACAGATTATTCAAAACACGAATCTTTAATATTACATAATAAATGTTTACAAAACATAGAATCATTAAACACGCATAACTAATTTCTAAAAGATATTAGATGTATCATGCATGTTTATATAAATTATTATTACTTTATATAAATATGGACCTAATAATCGACCCTGATATTTACGCGCCGAGCATTGATGAACATGGCAATTATGTTGATAGAATACCATCATTCCTAAACGGGATTTATTGCCCTTGTGGAAGTAGGAAAAATAAAAATTATGAAACGCATCAAAAATTCGCAACTCATATTAAATCACAAACCCATAAAAAATGGTTAGAAAATCTTAATCTAAATAAAACAAATTATTACGTTGATTGTAATAAATTGAATGAGCTTGTTAAAAATCAGAGGTTAATTATCTCACAAATGGAACTAGATGTATATAACAAAAATAGAACTATCGATTATTTAACGCACCAACTTACTCTTAAAAATAGTACGACTGTAACTAACTTGCTGGAATTAGATTTCTAGAACTAGATTTTATAAATAATCTTTAAATAACATTTTTTCGTAATGCATGTTAAATTTATGCATAACTTGTTCTTTCGAAATAAGATTTGGTTTCTTATTTAATATAAATAGTTTGCGTTTTTGTTTTTTGTAATGTATTATATTTAAAGGAAACTCAATGTTAGATTTAACATTTAGTCCCTTACTTGTAATTTGGTTCATAGTGTTTGTAAAGTCATATAATAGAGCTTCATGTGTAATTAGTAAATAATTTTTAACTAATTTGGGCATATCTTCTATTAAAAATTGATTTTTAGTATGTCGCATATCGAATATGTTTTTATATCGTTCTTTTGTATAAATATTACGATCGCGCATCATTTCACCACCATCATCCATAATTGAGTAAAATTCATTATTTAAAAAACTATCAACACTAGACGTATTAACGCTGGGCAAATGATATTTGTCCCTATAAAGCGAATTTATCCAATCATATGGATTTCTTATTATTCCTATAAATAGTGTATCATCGCTATTTTTTAAATTATGAAATCCAAAAAAATGTTTCCAACCATATTTCCAGCAAACATCTACATCATAATTCGTAGTTAGCAGCGCTTCTAAATAATTTGTTCCGCTACACCTTTCGCCATATATAGTTACAAATTTTGTCATATATTAAGTATATAAAATGTTGTTTATACATTTAACGATAATAAACATATAAATCGATTATAAATATTTATTTTCTGCCACCGGACCTTGAACGAGACCTAGCTCTTGAACGCCCCCTAGTTCTTGAACGCCCCCTAGTTCTTGAACGCCCCCTAGTTCTTGAACGAGACCTAGTTCTTGAACGTGTCATAGAGATGATTTCGGGGCGGAGACTGGGTGCATTATTCAATCCGACAATTTCTGATGAGGGTCCCGATGAATTGTCCATTATATATTATACAACTACATTTTTTAACAATATTCAATTAAATGAATATTTAATGTTTTGGTCGATTTATATTTTAATAAATCCAATTCTTTTTGGGTAGTTGGGAAATCATCTGCGCCATAAATATCTTGCAAACAAAGCCATTCAAACAAACCTCCTAAATACATATACACATTGTAAAATCCCAGCGAAGTTAATTGTTGCTGTTTTTTGTAAAGTTTGTCATCGTTACAATTTTTACCATATATAATTATTTTCATGTCCGAGTTACCAGATTGGATTAATTTATTTATAAATACTTCTTCCTGGTTAATATTTAATGTATTTGGTATTAAACAATATTGTTCGTTTTCGCTTAGCGTATTTATTAAAATATGTTGTTCAGGATGTTTAACTATGTGTTGCATATCTTCATAATTTATTTTATTGTTTGACGAATGTGCGTTTCCCATTGATATTAAATATTTATTATAGTTTTAAATATTTAACTTTATAAATTATATTTGACTTATATTATTGTTGCCACATTAGTGGGTAAATATCTACCGCTAACTCTTTTTGTTCCTAGATTTGGTGCGTGGTTGGGTCTCAGTTTTGGTCTCAGTTGTAGATGTCCATGGTGACCAGGTACTCGTAGTTTTATCAGCAGTAGACCATGGCGACCAAGCAGACGTAGTTTTATCAGTGGTTTTATCAGTAGTTGTTTTAGTTTTATCAGTAGTTTTATCAGTATTACTCCATGGCGACCAAGTAGATGTAGTTTTATCAGTAGTTTTATCAGTAGTTTTATCAGTAGTAGTCCATGGCGACCAAGTAGACGTAGTTTTATCATTAGTTGTTTTAGTTTTATCAGTAGTTGGTTTATCTGAAGATGACGACCATGTAGGCATAACATTGGTACTAACATTAAATAAACTATTAGACTGTAGTTCGTCCACTTTGCCTTCTAAATTAGTTATTGTAGCTTGGTCAATTGCATCATTCGCTAATGCAGTGTTAAGTTGTTCTATGAGTTGAATAATTGTGTTTGGTATTGGGTTGTTTTGAATAAATTGTTGCATACCGTTTGTTTGTTTAGAAGGGTCTCCTAACCCCGTCATATCTGTTATTACACTTTTTATTAAATATTCTTGAATGATTGCAAACGGTTTGCTTAAGTTCGTCATATATTCCTCCCCTTTCGCCAAGATACTCATTGATGTTTCTCGTGGTGTATTCTTTATAAATTCTAGCAACTTTTCCGCATTAATAGGCAAAGGAATCGGGGGCTTAGGGTTGGATTTAGCAAATGCCAGTCCAAAGACTATCGACAGTTGGTCTTCATACCATAAAACATTTATTAACGTAGACAATATTGTCAGCATCATAAGTTGTTTGGATTCTGCTTCACTGGCACTGAGACCGCCGATGCGCTGCCCATTCTGGTCGATTATCATCGGCTGGAAAGCTGCCATTAACCCATAATAATTATTCGATACAAATTTATCATAAAACCGTTTTGCTGTTGGCAACCATCTTATCGCGTTGATCAATACCTTTTGTATGCCAGGGTTAATTATTTGTTCCCATTTTTTGTTTAAATCAGATAATTCTTTTTCGTATTTTGCTCGGTAAATGTCATTTGCAGCGTTTATCTCGGCTGGGAGTTTACCTGGTTGAATGGCAGGGGACTGAGACCGTATCTTAGCTAAAGTAGCAGCTAGTTCCTTTTGTGAAGCATTAATTTGAAAAGCTACAGCAAAGGCATCATCGTAATTGGCTGCGAACAATTTATATAATTCTACAATGGGTGCCAAAATATTTTTAGTATTTTGGTTGGGTAATTTATTATAAAATTTTTCTATTGTACTTACAGGAATAAGTTCTACTTTTACCAGCTCTCCCGCTTTTGGCGGTAATGCTCCGTCAAATCCTTCTTTGGAGTTATACATAAATAAAAAATATGCAACTATCAATATGACAAATAAAACAATTCCTATCAATAATATATTTTTTTTTAAAAACTTTTTGGGATTTGAAAACATTATTAGTATATATTATTGATATTTTTTATTGATATTTTTTAATGAAATGTTACAACTATCGCTACATCTTCTTTTGTAATACTCTTAGAAGCTGATGTTGACAACCCTTCACTCTGTTTACGTGTTTTATTGTCAATTATCGGATATTTATATTATATTGACATCTAATGCTCACCATAATCGCCTAATCGGCACAGGCACGCGCTTCGTGGGCACAGGTACGGGTTTTATGGGCACAGGTGCAGGTGCTGGAGTCACGTTGCTTTGTCCAGCTAGTTTTTGTTGGGATTGTAGATTTTTCAACATGCTTTGCAAATTAGTAATTGTAGCTTGGTCTGTCGCATCATTCGCTAATGAATTTTTAAGCTTGCTATTTAGTTGTCCAATTGTAGCTTGGTCTGTTATATCATTCGCTAATGAATTTTTAAGTTTGCTATTTAGTTGACCAATTGTAGCTTGGTCTGTTATATCATTCGCTAATGCGCTATTAAGCTGAGATATCATGTTTACAATTATATCTGGCAGTAAATTGCCACTTTGCCCCGCGTAAAGAGCAATCATTATAAATGGATCCGTAAGTTTGGTCATATAGCTAGGGGGTTGTTGAGGGATCGGAAAGGTTCCAAATATCTCTCTCTCTAACCCTAGCGCATTTAGTGGTTGTGCGAGATTTTGGGATTTTGCGTATGAAGGTCCTAAGACTATTGACAGTTGGTCATCTTCATACAAAGTATTAACAAGTGCTTGTAATAATCTTTGTTTTCGTGATTCTGCATCGTCAGATATGGTGGGGTTCATATTATTTTCGCGCAACCCATAAAAATTATTCAACACAAGCTTGTCATAAAATGGTTTACCAGTTGGTAGCCATCTAATTACATTGGTTATTAATGCTGTTATACCAGGGTCGATTCTCGACGACCATGTACGCCGCACATCATTTTTGGCTTTTTCACGCAATCTATTAACCTCATCCCGTCTTACATAGTAATCATTTTGTGCTTTTTCGCGCATCGCTTCATCTTCACGCTGTTTATTCATACGTGAATCGTACTCATTTTGTGCTTGCTTCATGTCTATATCACTCCATTGATTACCTCCATTCACGCTTGCATAGTAATCATTTGCTTCTTTACCGGTGAGCACAACAGCCGGACTCTCATCGTTATAAACAAACTCGCTCTGGTATGGCTGAAGTTGAATATCGTTTTGTTCGTATAATGTCGAGTCCGATGAAAATCCCTCGTACATGTTATACGATAATCCGTAGTTGTCGGGTGGGGGTTGTGCATCAGGGATTTTTTCCGCAACCGAGTTCATCTCGTTGTTCGCATCATAAATTAACAACGCTGTATTAAACGCGTTATCATAATTCGAAACAATTAATTTATATATTTCTAACATAGGAGCAACTATGTCTTTATCAACTGGGTCGGTTAATCGATTATAAAATTTTTCAAGTGTGCTTACTTTAACTAATCTCTGACGCTCGAGAGGCTGGTAGATAGTAGTTGAATAAAACCCCTCTTGGGAGTTATACATAAATAAAAAATATCCAACTATTAATATGACAAATACAACAATTCCTGTCAATAACATATTTTTCTTAAAAAACTTTTTGGCATTAGAAAACATTCTTAGTATATAATATTGAGATTTTTATTGATATTTTTATTATGTAATTTTTAATGAAATGTTAAAACTATTTCTACATCTTCTTTTTTAATACTCTTTGAAGCAGATATTGACAACTCTTCTCTCCGTTTGCGGGTTTTATTGTCAATTATTGGTTCTTTACGCTTTGAAGTACTATTCCGATTATTCATGTCATTTTCTATTAGGGTATAATTTTGTTCTATATAATCAACTACCTCATTTTCTAATGCCCATTTAAAAAAGTTTAATTGTCCAATAGTGGTTTCAATATCTTTATCTCCTTTGTAAGGAACTGATATTCTATCCCAACGACAAAATGGGTCAAACCTTTTTTTGCTGTACGCTTTTAATTTTAGTTTATAGTCGTAAAAAACCTTGAACCGTGTGTTATTACCAGACTTTGCAGTATATACTGTAAAATTTTTTTTAGCATAATTAGTAACAAACCAATCAATAATTCGCAACGAAATTTTGGATTCTCCTGTAATAATTTTTAACATTCGATCCATATTATCATTTATTTTATAAAAAGCATTCAAGTTATTTAATAACAGGTCATTTTGGCTTACATATCTCGATGATGCTGCTGATAACATTATAATTAGTGCTTTAATAGTATTTAAGTTATTTACTATTTAATATTACAATTATATTAAATTTTATAATTTAGCATTTAGCATTTTAATATAACTATATTATATACATGTCTGACTTTATGACAACTTACTTTGGACCCTTAAGCCGCGAATATTGTGCGTACTTTTATTTCATGTCTATTCTATTTTTTGTATTTTTTATACTGTCTATTATTGGAGTATTAAGCGCCGTTTTTATGAAGGGTAAAAAAATGGATTTTATGTTTATTGTAAACAGTTCCATGCTAATATTGAATACACTATTAGCTTATTTCGTAAATAGATTGTTGAACACTATGTGTAAGGGAAGCATTAAGTAGATATACGAATCATTAAGTAGATATACGAAAGATATCTTAAGGGTTCGCCTGACTTGTCACTGACGTAGTATTTATTGGTTTCATATATTGATCTCTAATAGATACATTATCTACATAATCTTTTTCGTCAAAAAAAGGATTTGTGCCTACTTGCTGCACCAATGACCTATTTGATATTTTTGTGTCTAATTCTTCTCTCGAATTTGAGTTTTGAAATCCATTTTGAGAGACGCTTTGATTTAGAATGTCCCAGGTGTTTTCATCATAATTCAGAGACGAAGTGTAAGCGCCTAATTGATGGTCTTTATTTAATTGGTCTAAATCAATTTGATTTGTGGATGATTCATCCTTTTGATTAACAATCGGTCGTTTTGATTTTTGATATGATTCACCCTTTACCCATTTCCATTCCATAAGTATACTATATGTTTTATAAAAATTACTATGAATTAACACATTATATATTTAATTCTGTCGAAATTATAATATTACACCGACCAAAAAGAAAAATGAGACAAACTTTTTATAAAAAATAAAAAGTTGTTATTCTCCTTCTCAATAGTGTAAAAGCACCCAAAAGGGCATTATACTATTTCACAATTACATTTCTGTA